TATCAAAAAATGCAAAAATTCGTCTTCTCTCATAACTTTATATTTTATAACCTTATTATTGCAGTTCCAAATTTCACCATCTTCTGTGTTCCCTCTGACGGTGGATCAACAGGTTCTACCACCTCCGTAACCGTACCGGCCCCAAGCAGAATAAGAGATGTGAAAGGCTCTAAATAGATTGTGCCGCTATATGACACGTTGGCAACATCTACCATCGCCGCAGATAGCGTCCAGAATTTAGTAGCTGTGCTATCATTATAAATGAAATGTATTTCATCATCACTACTTACCGATGTTGGCGAATCTGCTGAGTTAGCATCTTGCCCACGGGCAATGCGTAGTCCGGCAAGGTCTGTGGCAGATTCATTGTAAACTATAAATCCGCTCGCATCATTATCAATGGGAGAGCAATAGTAATTGTAGTCCGTCACACAGGTTGCGATTAAGTCCACACGGATATACATTGCTAATTGAGATGCCGCCCTTGCGAAGAATATATTTCCGGTTATATCACAGTTGGCATGAGAGCTTGATGCGTTAATCCTAAGCGCCCTGTCATTATTGAAGAATACATTATCCTTTATCGTGCCATTTGAGTTGCCATTACCCAAATATCCGAAATAATAAAATGTATCATTCCCTGCTATTATATTATTTTCCCATCTAATTCCAACAGAAGAATTATCACAATATATTCCTGCAATTGCAGCTGATGTAGTTGATGTTCCTTGAATACTTCCAATTCCATCTAATATAATATTATGATGAACATATCCAATTCTTCCAATTGCTCCATTATATGTATAGATTCCGCCAAGATCTCCAAAAGACATAATATAATTACTTATTTTATTATATCTTATTTCGGTTTTATCTACTTCAAATCTTATTCCTATACCTCCAATGCTATCCAATGTATTATATTCTATAATTGAAGATGTATTTGTACCGCTTGTATAATGATAATTAATACCTGGAACTCCTGAATAAGAATATGGTTCTGCCTGTCCAGGAAATAAGCCTATTCTATTTAGTGTATTATGACTAATTGTTATGTTAGTAAATTGATGTTGATTATTTGCATTCCATATACTTATTCCAGTATTAGTAATATCTTCAAAATCATTGTAAGTAAACTGACACCCATTAGAAGTATTACCACCAGATCTTGATCCTCTTATGCCATAATATGAGAATTTTATATTACATTCGTTTAATACAAAATATGGAGTAGCATTTAAATCAATCGCAGCAACAGAAAATCCCTCAAATGATAAATTATCTACCGTTATATAAGATACATTTTCAGCATATAATCCTAAGTCTCTTGACGCTACTCTTACTGTATGATCGCCTGGAGTCTCCGCACCGAAGTACATATAGAATGTATTTGTTGATTGATCATGATACCATTCCCCATATGTATCTAATGTCTCTAGATCATTCTGTATATAAAAACCAAACCCCGGCTGTAAATTACTAGCTGCTGCATCAAATATTATTGTACTTCCACTATGACTACTTATACTTCTTACATTAGTTGCATATAAATTAATTCTTAAAACAACATCCGCCCCAGTCCAATTATCTATGGATGAGTTTAATGTCGCATCTGTTAATGAGTTATTACTACTATAACTATCATATAATGTATAACCACTATTTGGAGATCTTCCCATTTCAGTATTAACTCCATCAACTGATACAACAAATGGTCTTGATTCACATGTTACTGAGGCAGAATATATCCCTCCTCCCTCTGATGTCCATGAACTAATTGTTGTCCATCCTGAAATTAACGGCTTGTCTCCGCTCCCATAAGCGCCGATAACTATAGGACTACCAGTCGTCCCGCTTTCATCGGGCAGTAATATGGCGTCATTAAAAGTATCCCCCCTATTAAAGAGAATACTATCACCGGGAGCAAATGTTCCAGCAGTCCATTCAGTATTCACCTTACCAATGGTAGCCCATGCCGTTCCGTCTGATGTACCAGCCGCCGCATCACTACCCCCGGTCTTCACGTAGTAATTAGTAGAATATAAATTACCAAAGGCGAAAACAAATATTAATATAGTCAATATTTTTTTCATTCTACTACCCCACTTCCTATTGCATCCATATATTCTTCAATAATATCAAAAAGAGTTGCGGCTTCTTCATCAGTAATGCCATCCATTAAAAATGCAATAGATAATACATCTCGTGAATGACCACCAACCGATCCATTGTTGTTATTCGCACATAAATACATTATTTGATTTGGCAGGTTATCACTTTCTGAACTACCTGTACCAATAGAACTCCCATTCTGATACAATTCTGAATCAGTATTTCCTCTTCGTGTTCCTACCGCTAATCCTCCTCCCTCAGTAATGTTTGCATCAAGATTAATATAATTACATAATCTTACTCTCATGATTGGGCCTGTTGTAATGGGCATCATAAATATCATTTGTGTACCATCAGATACACCAAAAACAACGCTAGCTAAATGATCACTAGTAATAGTATATGCTCCTATGGTTAAGTCGTCTAATCCTATATTATCAGCATTTGTTGATGGGTTATAGCCAGTAGTTAAATATCCTCCAGTACTACCGTCTGAACTTACTCCTTCATAGCTACTGAAATTTACTGTAGCGGCACCAACTGTTGCATCAAATGTTCCAGGGGTAATCCAATTTATATATGCCTCTCCATCTCCATTATGCGATGTTGCGAAAACATACATAAGGTCTATCCTTGAAAATAGACTACTATCGACCAGTCTCCGTACCATTCTATTTTGGTAATCAGCGGTATCAATAGAGGGAGGTGTAGTCATGGCATAGTAAACTGCTTTATATTCCGGCTCCCAACTGGCGCTATCAACCGATACAGGTGGTGTCGGTGCGGTATAATTTGAGTACCTCAATATCTGCCCCTCAACCGAGGCAAGGATAAAGAGTGCTGTTATAAGTAAAAGTAGTTTTTTCATGGCTTATAGTCTCCTAATTTGAGCATTCAGTTGTAAATTCCATTCCTTTGGTCGGTATCCTTCCGGCTGGTCGGCCCTTAGCTCTATCCATACATCATTTCCAGGGGCAATAGTTGACTGATTGTTTGGAATGAAAGTTGTCTGATTGTCCCCACATGACTGAGGACCAGTAAACAATGAGTCAACCGGTGTAGCTGTCATGCGATTACCATAGTACACATTGAACAAAAGAGAGTCGTTTGCGGAAATAACAATGTTTCTGAGATCAACTATGTGAAGTGAATCCTGTGTCACCTTGAATGCTCCGAATCCTCTCTTTCCTTTCGCAAAAAAAATAGAATCAGCCGGCTCTCCTATTCCTGCACCAAAGACAAAGTATGGCGATGTATCATCAATCATCCTTGCTTCAGATCGTATCACATCAGCGGTATCGTTTATCCATCCCTGTACCTGGGACATGATAGTAAGATTACCTCCGCCAGCAGGGAGATCGTATGACCCATTTCCGTTTGTGTAAAAGGTAATATCATCAGCAGTACCTCCGCTCCCATCCAGGGTAAGAGTGCCAGAGTTAAGGGTGATTCCTGCAGTGCCTCCACCTCCGACTGATCTTGCGTAAGCTTTAGTCGCAAGGGTATCAGTATCCAGGTCAACCTGAAGAACTGTTTCAAGATTTGCAGTATCAGCAAGAACGTCAACAATACTATCAACCCTTGTCTCAAGTACGGCAAATTCGCTTGCAAGAAGATAGTTTGTAAGCATACTTGCAGTATCGGCAACAGCAACATAAAGAGGTCGCAGGGCATTTAGGCTATCCGCAATCTCATCACGAACATCCCCTATTGAGGTTCCGGCATCTCCAAGCTCGCTTGTTAAAGCATAATGAGCAAGCATACTGGCTGTGTCAGAAACACTCACTTTTGCAGTAAGAGCAGAAGCGAGCTCTCCATTGCGGGTATAATTCCCAAGCATAGTCGCAGTATCCGAAACATTTACCTTGGCCGCCAGAGCAGAGTTTAACTCCCCGTTGCGGGTATAATTGGCAAGCATTGAGGTAGTATCTGACTTCAGTAGCCGGAGTTGAATATCCGCAGAATAATTGGTAATGCTGTCACCATACTCCGAAAGCGTGACCTCAATAGAATCTAAACTCCCATTTACGTTATCAAAATTAGCATCTATGACAGCTCTAACTGAAGCCCAGGTTCCGCCGGCTGGTATATTTGTTGGATCAATTGCTCCAAACATGATGCCGCTATCTTCCTCTTCTAAATATGGGGTAGGATGTATATTTGTAACAATACACCCAGTTACTCCAAATATAATTAGAAGCGTAAATATTATTTTTATTAATTTAATTTTTTTCATTATTATACGAGTATTCTGTTATCTTTCATATATCCTGTATCCATCATTGTTGTACCCCAGTATTGCACCCACAGTTTGAAATATATATTTAATTCTATTTTATCGTCATCTGTTAAAGTCTCTCCATCTTTTAATATACCTATAGCAGATACATTAAATGGGTCAAAATCATTATATTTTACAAATGTTTGCATTGTTTCACTTGCTATTAAATCAGCATGTGTTATAGATTGCAAAACATCCGTTGCATCAAACCAAAAATCATCTGTACCATCAGCTGCAAGATATGTAGCATTATCAGGAACAGAAAAAGTGGCAGAAGTAGTAGAAGGTATAATTAAACCTACCCAATCCTTTCCAGTAACAGTAATCACATCAGAGTTTATATCTGACAATAAATTATCTCCATCATACCTGCCAGTCCACAAATATAGAAACTTAGCTAGCAATAATGGAGATAACTTACTTTTAGGTTTTTTAGCACCTACCCTTAAACCAATAACTTTACCTATCCCAGCCATTGTCAAGCCTTATAGCAAATCAATGTACCGGCGGATATAGTTATACTTTTATATTTTATGAAATATGTTTGTCCTGCGACAAAAGAAAAAGCTGTTAATGTTCCTGTGTAAAGAGGAGCATATACTCCATAATCTATATCGGTAATAGTTACGCCAGTTTCTCCAACCTCAAATGCGTAGTAATCACCGTCTGGGCAAGCCGCAGCGGTGGTAAGAAAATGCACACCTTGTTCAGCGTGTGATTTATAGTTCATGGTGTTTACAACACCTTTCTTAATTCCCTTAAGGATTACGTCTTCGTTCTTCATGTTAAATTTAATAAAAGGGGGAGATTAATCCCCCTACCCTATATTCTACCCTATATTAAAGAATATTTTATCAAGGTTTGCAGTAAGGTTAGCCCCAGCTGCACAAATCATGAGAGTAATAAACGAATCGGCTGTTCCACCAATCGTCTTAGTACTTTCTTCTTTAAACTCAGCTACATATGTAGTATAAGTTTCTCCAGAAGTTGCACCAAGTGCTGAATTTATATCAATCGGATATTCTGCAATCCTAAAGGCTTCTCTACGGTTACCAAGTAAGAACCATTCTTTTTCAGCAATATCCTTATATGTACCAATACCTCTTGCAGCAACAGTATTTACTGTGACAGGGGTTGAACCAAAATCTACAGATAAACCAACATCAAAAAGTGTAGGATTGAATGCCCATTTACCAACTTCAAATGGTTTGTTGCTATCCATTGCTGTAATTAAAAGTCCCCAGTTACCTTCAGTTAGAGTTTCAACAGCTGTATGAACAATAGTTGCTGAAGTACCCTGATAAGGTTGATCCAATACGATAGTCTTACCATCGACTGAAATTGATTCTACCTTGTAAACAGGAGCTACACCAGCACCAGTTGTACCAAACCTAATAAAACTACCTGCAGGACAAGTAAGACTTTCATCTTCACTTAATGTTACAACTTTAGATCCATTAACAACAGTAGCAGTAGCAGATGCCATAGCATTAAGCTGTGCACCAGAATTTATTTTTTCTACCTTAAACATTACATACGGATCTTTAGCAATTGAAGCTAACAGAGTAGTCTGAATACCATCTGCTATTTCATACTGGGTTGCAGTAGCATCAGCAGTATACTGGCCATATTTATAAAGCTTTTTATTAAACTGCTTCATCCCTTCTCTATACCCAATAGTAAGCAAATATTCACCGCCATTGTTAACCTCAATCGAACCAGTTGTGCCATTATAACCAACTGCTACAACTTGAGCGGCATCAGCACTAGCTGCTAATTTGCTAACTTTAACCAGATTATCCCAAAAAAGAACAGGGGACACCTGAAGTTCACTATTAGCATCAAGATAAAGAATCTGAAAACCATCTCCAGCAGTAATTGCTTCTACTGAACAAAGTTGTTCACCTATTTTTTTCATACCCATTGTTCTTGCAACAGTCGGAGCAGCAGTCGTTACAGCTGCAGTGTTACTACAAACATACATGTGGGTCACATTGTTTTGTGCAATCATTTTTTGCGTGTTTTAAAATTAATAATTGTGTTTATAAATCAGAAGTTTTTTCATTCATAGCTACCTGGTAACCTTCGTCATTTAAAGCAGCTACTATCATTTTAATAGTTTCGGACACAATTTCATCTTGAAAATTATCATCTAATATTTCACAATCTACTGATCCAATAACCATATCAACTGGAAACCTTAAATAAGAAATAATATAATCTCCTATAATATCTGTTCCATCAGTAATAAGTTCAACAACATAATGATCATCGTCTTCAACAGAATAATCCATTCTCCAAATAAGTCCTTCATAAGGCTTTTTATATCTGCTGTTATAGTTCTTACTATAATAATCATAAGTTATAGGAAAAACTAATACTGGATCACTATACACTGCTGGTGCAGTTAATAATTTTACATACTCTTCTGTTAAAAATCCTACATCGTCTGGAAGACTATACAGTGTTCCATTTGGATGAACGTAGGGAATTAACGTCACATCTGTTGTTAATGTTATATCTCCTTCTAACAATGATCCTCGTTTATTCAAAGGAGATAGCATCCGTTTTACAGTTTCATCACGATCATATACCTTCTTTTTTTCTTTAAACACACGTCTTTGTGCTTTATTTAGAAACGTCTGAATCTGAAGGTTGTTATAACCAGGCGCTGTATTTTCAAATATACTGTCTATTCCTAATAGAACAGCAAATTTCATTTCGGCTGCTGTCATTATTTATTATTCTTAATCCTTTCCTCTATAAGAAGTTTGGTTTGCTGGTTTTTAGGGTTATTTAAGAACGATATCGCTTGATCATGATCATATCCTATAACATCTCCAGCCCTTAATTTATACGTAGTTCCTTCTATAAATATTTCACCTATTTCTATAGCGTCAAGTAAAAATATTTTTATATCAAAATTGGGATCATTCGCAACTCTAATAAAATCAGTAGTCCCAGGAACCCCATGTATCTTCTCTTTCTGTTCAATTACTTTTACAAGTTCTGCTTTTAACCATTTAGTATTTGCATCTGAAGGAATGTTTCCTTTTCCAAGTAAACGAAGAACACTTTTCATTTTTTTATCAGACTTAGATATCTTAGAAAACAATAATGAAGCTTCTTCATATTTTTCTGCTAACCTACTATCTACTTCTTGTTCTTCTTCTTCAGTCACCATGTAAAAGTCATGAATCATTGGATTAATTTCACTTTTAGAATTAGCAATTGTATTACTTGCTAAAAGAACCTTCCAAGATAAAAAATCTTCAGGATCTGATAAATCCAATATCTTTCCTTTTTTGTCAAGAATTACTTTAAATTCTCTCCAAAAATTATTTTTTCTAGCACTAGCCGCTAAAGAACCAGTCTCTAATCCCATTTCTTTCTCAAACCAAGCTTGTTCATCTTTATTCAACAATTGAATAATTCTATCAAATTGATTTGTTGGTGCCTGATAAGTTCTTTTACAACCTGTCCATATTGTGTTACCATCTGAGTTTTTAAGGAAACCCGACCTTTGTTTTTCAACTATCTTTACAGATACTTTCTTGTTTTGTAAATAATTTGTCTCCATTTTCCGTATTTTAAAAATAAGGGAGGAGGGATTATAATCTCCTCCCTATTAAATTTCATAACTATCTTATGCTAAGGCAGTTGGGACCCACTCACCTAAGCGCATGGGGTTTCTTATCATAATTCCAAGCCAGTCAGCCTTGTGTATTTCATAGCCATCAACAGGAGTAACCATTACCTTCGGCTTACCCTTACCGCCAGTTGAGAAAGGATCACGAAGCCCAGGTATATAACCATGTTCTTCAGCCTGGCCTTTAATACGAACTAACTGAATGTTAGGTGCATTTCCTGCAGTACCAAAGTCCATAATAGTTAACCTACGTGATTCCCAAACACCACCTTCAGGATGAGGAAGCTTATTTCTTACCTCATTATCGTAATCAGGAATATGAATAAATTCAAACTGAATACCATTTATATCAGCTACGCTAATATACTGAGGTTTGTTATAAGAAGCCTTAGATCCACTAGTAAGAGCATTTACCCTGTTATATGTGATAGCAGCTGCACCAGCATATGCTTCAATAGCAGCAGATACCATAGCCAATCCATATTCACCAGTACCAATTACAAAACGCCTACGGTCTTCAGGAAGTTTACCAACTGACAAACCAAGAGCGTATTTAACAAGACTTTCTATGTTAAAAGTATTGTAATAAAACAGGTTAGAAGGAGCAATTTGTTCCCTGAGACCAAGACCTGCCTTGATTTCATAACCTGAAGTACCAAACTGAGCATAAGTTCCGTCTTCTCTCCTATTCGATGTTCCATAGAATAAAAGCCTAGCTTTTTCCCTACGGAAAGCTTTCATAAATTCCCAATCCAGTTTATTGATCCAGCTAGTGTGTTTCACACCATCTTGATCCATAAATGTAAATGCAAGCGGGTTGTTGACGCCCTTCATAATCATATTACCGGGGACAACATGCTTTTTACGAATCATAGAAAGCCTGTTACTCATTTTAAACGGAGAGGTAAAGCTAATGTCAGAAGCATCCTTCGAAAGAGTCTGCTCACTAATTGAGTATTCAACACTCCACAGAGTACCAGCAGCTAATTCATCATAAGGAATAAATGCATTCGGATTACCAGTAAAGAGCTCACACTCATACAGCCATCCTGTACCATATTGTTCAGCCTCTTTCCTGATACGTACTTTGTACAGGTCAGGCTTCATACCAACAATGATATGAGTTACAAAAAACATCTTCTCAGGGAACAGCATGTAAAACACTTCACCATTCTTACCAATCTGTGGTGTAGCAGCAGTCACAGCGGTAAGAGCAGCAGATGCATTCTTCACATAAGCTGAAATAAGAGGAATATTTTTTTCGTCAGATCCTTGCAGCATCCATTCGTACTCTCTATCATCTTCTATTTCATGTGTAGGATATTTATTGAGCAACGTCAACATATCGTCCGGAAGGTTAACTTCATATAACCTTTCGATATACTGAGATATCTGAATGGGCTTCTCCTGAAAGAGAGCACCTAGGTTATTTTCAGTAACCAAGCCAGAGAAATCCTTAGGTTCATAAACTTGATTTGGAAAAACTTTCATTGTTATATATATTTAAAAATGTTTATTTAATGTTAAATGTTTTTGTTATACTATTGATAAATTTATCTGTACGCCTTTTATCTGGCTTATCCTGCACTGTTCCATCAACTGACCTATCTAATCTAGTTGCTGCATCTTCAAACTCTCTAATCGAATCTTTTTTACCCTTTTCTACCAGTTTGCTAAAATCTTTAAACCCTTTTGTTATTTCAAATAAATAATGTAATTTAATTTCAAAATCAATAGGATTTTCCATTCTAGCTGCAACTATTCTATTAACAGGATTGCCATTCATATCTTTTCCAACAGGTGTTGTTAGTGACTTAACTAAATCAGATTTTACTTTACTATTAACTTTCATTCCAGGAATTATTTCATCCATGTCCTGTATTTTTTTGTTAAGTTCTGCTAATTCCTTTTGAGCCTGTTGTTGCGCTCTTTGCTGCGCCGCCTTAGCTTCTTCGATTGATTCTTCTTTCTCTTTAGTAATCAGATCTTTTAATTCACTTGTTGCAGAAAGGGCCTCACTTTCTAATTCTCCACTATCCTCATAGTATTGAATCATATTTTTAATCTTTTTCTCTGAAAACTTACTTGTCTTTTTTAAATAAGTTTCCACCATTTTCTTTTGAAGATCTACATCCTCTTTTATAGTATCTTCTGAAATTTTTTCAACTTCTACTTCTATTCTATCTATTTCAAGAAGCTTATCCAAAGGTACACCTTCTTCATAGTTGTTAATGAGATTTTTAACTCTATCTGGTAAACTATCTTTATAATATTCAACAGCCCCAATAATCTCTTCAACCATAGCCTGCTTTAAACCATCTGCAGTACCATCAAAACTCTCAAGATCCATATTAGGAAGGATGCCCTCCTCTTTTAAAAGCTTTGCATACGGAGTTAATGGAGAAGAACTTTGCTTTTCTTTAGAATCAGAGGAGGGCTTTTCTTCCTTATCTTCTTCTGTTTCTTCTTCTTCCGTATCTTCCTGTTCAGAATCTTCTTCTAGATCTATCAGATCTTTATCATCTTCGAGCTCTTTATCGGGCTCTTCTTTTTCAGTTCTTTGTTCAAACGCTCCTGGGATCAAACTAGCCCCATCGTCTACTCCGTCTACCTCAATAGGACTATCTCCAATAAGAGATCCTAAATCAGTTGTAAATATATTCTTCTCCATAACTTAAATTATTACACAAAATTACAAAATTCTATTATTACATCCAAATTTTCAGCCATTTGACTGACCAATATATAAACTTTAGTTATACATTTTCTAAGATTTAATCTTAGATTAACGTGGTACAGGTGATGTTAAATTAGCTCTTTTTTCTTTTGGATAAATATTTTTTCTATCTCTAGTATAAGAACTTCCACAATTATTACAACGATATGCTCTATATTTCCCAGAATTAGTTGTATAATAACCATCAGGAACTAAATCATCGCTACCACATACTGTACAAACTTTATCATCTGATTCCATATATACTCCAACATTAGGGTGACCTTTTATCCAAGGTCTCATTTTCAAATACACTTTTTCCAATAATTCCACATCTCCACGATTATATTCTTCCATTTTTCTGAGAGCCTCATCGTCACCATTTTTACATCGTCTCCACAGATCAAACCCAGTTTCCATTTTTTCACCAAGCCCAAATACTCTTCCAAGAGCATTTAAACTATTATGGCTAAACCCAAATTGTCTTTGTGCTACTTTTAATGTATCAATTGTTCTATAAGGTCTGGTAGGTGATAACCCATTGACTAAAAACCTAGTATTTAAATTTGGAATATCAAACATATCTCCATTATGGGCTATTACAATATCAGCTTCATCTAATAAACCCCATATTCCTGCTACAATCCTACTATCATCTTCTCTAATGGCTTCATCCCCTGTTAATCTCATAGATATTAATTTACTGTCCCCAAGCCATTTCCCAGACCACGACAACATATACCACCTAGATATTACATTATCGTCACTAACTCTAGCTTTCCATACTTGTGTTTGCCAAACATATGCTTCTAAAGGAGTTGTTTCAATATCAAATACTAATACTTTAACCTTTCTTTTAATAGTTTCTCTAGCTATATCTTTAGCTGTATATATAGTTTCTCTTGTTGTTTTAAACCTTTTTGAAAGTTTGCCTGCCCCCATTTCTAGTATATAAGGACGGGACTTCATTAAGTCAACTATAGCCTCTAATGTCATTTGCTTACAGTATTTTGTTTTCTAACTTTTTCTTTATTATTTCTTTCAGTTTCTTGTTCACTAGCTTTATTGTGACGCTTAGTTTCTTCTAATTGTTTTTCTTGAAGAGCCACTTTAGCTTCATGCTCTTTCATTTTTAAAGCAAGATCATTTTGCCCATTTGAATTTTCAAGTTTTAATAACTCTATTTGATAATCCATATCTATCTCATATTTTTTAAGTTGTCTATCTTTTTCTTTATCTTCAAGCTGCATTTGTATCATTCTTTCTTGATTTTCCATTTTAGCTTGTTCTAATTGTTCTGCTTGTTGAGCACGAAGTTCTTCGTCTTCTTCTAATAAATGAGACATTTCTGCAATACTTTCTGATTTCATAACATTAAGAAGAACTGATGCAGAAGATCCATTTTGAACAAATGATTGAGCAAGAGATTCAAAGGTTTGACGAATACGAGCATCTTCAGATGAAGTATTTACAAATACATCTAAATCAGCATTTGCTATATCATCTCCATTTATATCAAGCAACATTCTTGAAGTGTCATCTAATATAAAGTCAGCTTTAAGATTTTTACCTCTATACACTTGTTTGGCTACATCTACACAAGCCTGTAACACTCTACGCTTAGTATCTTCATGAAATACAAACCATTTTTCTGTAGTATGCGAAGACTGAGTAATAGCTCTTTCTACACCACCTACTGTTTCACGATTGTCAATTTGACCTTCTCTTTGTTTAGTTATCCCAGCTATAGTACCAAGTTGCTGCTCAATATAATTAAGCATTGCTATATTCTGTTGAATAAACTGTCCTATTTCCGGAGATATAGCTTTATTTGTTGTATTAAAGTTACCTGCTAATTTTCCTTGAGCTTGCCCCTTCTTACCTTCATTAAATGGATCTACAATCATGTATCCAAGAATATGCAGGTAATACATCCATTTATCAAGATCCCAATCATCAGGAATCTTAGACATATCTAATTCTATAATGGGACCACCAAACCTGGCAACTAATAATTCCAGTCTTCTCATATAAACATTATATGCAAACTGAAATGGTGCCATTCTAGTCATCATAGAAACTCCACAGTCAGTACCTATGTACCCAAGATCACATTTAGATTTATTATTTATACCACGTATTTGGAAAGGACGAGCTTGCATTTTAACATGAATATGACCACCGAGCTTAGTTCCTTCATAAGCCTCGTTTATCCACATCCATTTAACAGTTTCACCTAACTCTTTATTTGGCTTATAGTGCTCAGAAACCCATCTTTCAGCTTGATCTCCATAATCATCAAAATAAGAAAGTTTACCTATTTTTCTACGACCACGCCAACGAGTTCTAACAACTCTAACATTTCCCTTAGAATCAAAAGGTCCTACAAATCCATAATTTGTAAAACCATTATCTACTTCAATTAACCTGGGATCTTGTTCTGAAAGTGTAAGAGGATAATACATCCTGGGATTGACATATGCATAATTCAAAACAGAATTCCCCTGTTTATCAGAAATACCACCTTCAAGATATGCTATATCTGATTCTTTTAAATACTCATAAAATTCATCAATAACTTTTCCAATAGGAAGATATTGAACTTGTATAATTATATCAGAATCTTCTATTTTAAAGTCTTTAGTTAGCCCCATTGCATATACTGTTCTAGGATCTACTTTCTCTACAACAATATCTCCAGCAACACTATCTATTCTGTATATCTCTCTGGAAGATACAAGAAGGTCTAACATACCTTCATTAAACTTCTTTTTAAGATTCTGTTCCTTATACACATAATGCATAAGCCTTGACGCAGCTAATTCTGCACTATCCTTCCAACTATATTTTAAATATTTACCAAGCTTTTGTATTTTTGCAGAAGCTTCTTCCTCAGAAAAAGACTGATTTTTAAGCTCTTCTTGCACAAGCTCCATAAGCATTTGCTGCTGCATATCTTGTTTAGAAGAAACAGCAGATTCATTTACACTTCTTATTACCCAGTTATCCTTTCTTAAATATTCTTCTCCAACAATAAGATCTATTTTAGGAGCGCATACTGGATAATTTTTAGCCTCTGAAGGAAATGTAACCCCCTCTATATCCATAGGATTGAACATTTTTTCCATATCTTCTGGAATAGCCAATCCATTATAAATATTGTAATTTCTTTCTATTTCCTCCATCTTATCTCTGTTCATACCATTACGATAATACAACATAGATTCAGCAGCGTCTACACATCTCTTATACCAATCTTCAGTTTTGGTTTTTGTAGAAACTTTTTGAGCGGGGAAATATATTTGATTATGTGAACCTAATATATCCATTTTAATAAAATTTGTTGCAAAGTTAATATTTTTAAATAAATCAACCTAATTTTTAGTGATATTTTTGACTAATGTATAAACTTTACATTGTCGTTTTATAATATTTAATTTTAGGGTTTTTATATGCCTTATCCCAAAATGTATTGGATGTTACCGTTTTAATCTGTTTTTGTCTTGAATTTTGAGTAAGAGTTATACGATCTTCACGTAATATCATTAAGTAAATTAATGAAGAAACTCGGTCAGCATTTATTTCATTATTATAAGAAATAAGTTCTTGTATAAGAGCTGGAGATCGTATGGTTTGTAAATTAGTTACAATATCCTCTTCAGCTTCCTCATCCTCGTTAGCCGCATATGCTCTTTTTTCTAACCAGGAAAGTATCAATTCTATCCCCCAATTTATAACCGGAACTGAACCATGTGTGCCTTTAGATTGATTTCCAGTACCACCTCCTTTTACTAAACCCTTCTCTTTTAATACGTCTGGTTCATCGCATAATAAAAATAAACTATTAGAATTCTTCATATGTGGATAAAATCCCTTTAAGTTTCTTTCATAGTTACACATTGCATTATAATATAATAAACATCTACGCCACTGTTCATAAAAATCTTCAGTAAGCTTTGTTCTACCAGTGTATTCAACTACTATTTTATCTGTCCAACTATCTAAAATAAATCCTGATAAAAGAGAATGATCTACATCATCTCCTCCATCATTATCAACTGGGTCAAGCGAAGCTAAATATCTACCAAAAGGAGGTTTGCCAGAAGAATCAGTTTTTGGTAATTCCCATATTTCAATTGCAGTATCTAAAATATCTCCACGTCTATGAGGAAATTCACGAAGTACAGGCTTATCAGATAATGACCAATCTATCTTTCCATCTTTAATAAAAAATTGAACCTTCCAAGAAGCCTCTAATATTTTTTTATTTTGCTCAATCTCACCTAGTTGTTGACGTAAGTCTTCTATAGGGAAGAAATTACCTTCAGTAGTAAGAAATATATCAGAGGGTTTTAAAGGCATGTTTATTATAGCTGCCATATATTTCCTTCTGTTTCCTGAGTTCTTGGCTTTTTCTATTTCTTCTTCTATGTACATCTTAGCTTTATCCTCATCTGTTATCATATTAGGACCCTTTTTAAACTTATTTATAGTATGAGTCCCAGGAATAAAAAAACCTATTTTTCCTTTATTTTCCCAAATATCTTCAAATGACAAACAGTTAAACTCTTCAGGATTGTAAAAAATTTCTTTTGTATAAGTAACAGCACCATGTGTAGAAAGACCACCAGTACCTAATCCATATATTACCAAGTTCTTATAATCAGAAGAAGCTTGAGTAGATTCAAGAGCCCCCCAAACTTCAACAAGATTGTTCATAAAACCAACCTCTTCTAAAAAGACACGATTAGGACGAGTTCCGTTAGCAGCTAATGGATCATCCATAAAAGTTCTATGATTTATAACAGATCCTAAATATGAAGATAACGTTTTTCCAGAGGCCAATGACCCAGAAAAACTAACATATAGTGGAGATGGATATATCTCTGAATTTATTATTTGTTTATCAGGAAGATGCTCCATAGCAATCTTAACCTTTTTTAACAAATCATCAGAATATTTACTTTCAATTGCTCCTACTACAGTATCTGATGTTAAAGGGGATTTATTGATTTTATTTTCAAGATATACATCATAATCAAATGCGCCATCAAAAAGAAAGTTATGAAGTATTAATGCACTAGACCAATAGGACTTGCCCCCACCTCTCGCTTCAAGGGCTAATACATTCTTAGCCTGATTGTTATATAATGGTTTGCCCATATCTCCAGGATGTATCTTCCTTAAATACTCTCTTGCTGGGACATATATCCTTTTCTTTACTTCATCTTCTGTAATCCAACCATATCTAAGTGCCTTTTCTTTTTCAGGACCATAGTTTCTATCACATGTATGAAGCGTATCATCACTAAAACCAGAAAAGCCCATAGCTTCTTCATAAACATATGCTTTCTCCCATTCAATATCTCTAAGCCATGGTCTACCAAGTTTTCTAGAGGCAGCTCCAGCTTCTTCAAATCTTATAGTATGAAAATTAACATAATAATATAAAGTCCCAGGCATCCATTTACCTGAGACCCAATAGCCTTCCACACACCTGCGTTTTTGTATTTTCCAATAGGTTAATCTATCATACTTTTGAGAAATTGCATGAAATTTAGGAATATATGGTTCTATGAAGTTTGAGTTGTTAATCATATTCCCCAAAAATTCCTGATATAATAATATGAAGTATTTGTCATAAAATCTTCAAACAACCTTTTAACAGATGTTTCATAATCTCCATTTACATCCCGCTTTATAAAAAAATTACCTATTCCTAATTTTATTTGAAGTTTGCCATCTACTTCTTCTTCTTGAAATTGAATATTTTTGATATCTCTTTTCATACTATTAAGATACCTATCAACTCTACTTTTATTTATTTCTTTAGACTTCATTTGTTTCACTCATTGATTTTGGTTTATTACCTCTACCTCTTTTAATTTCATCCTCTTCTATTTCCTTTTTTATTTTTTGGAAATCAGAATACATTTTAGGAGTAGTACTAAAAGCTTTATCTAATTGTTCAGCTGTACCTTTGATTGTGACAAATTGACCTGTTCTTGTCAAAACGTTATCTCCATTGTCGTTTGTGGCATATTTATCAAAGTAATAATCTTGTGTTTTCAAGTATTTATCTCTTTTGAACATCAATTCCTCCCATGCCAAAAGAGACCGTTCTGCTTGAGTAAGTACTGATTGTTTAAACATACTAACAATGTCGTCGTAATCATCCCAATTAATATCCTTTTTTACAATATCCTTAGCTGCAAGTTCCCACTTATTTGGTAAATTATACATCGGGGAATCTCTCTTAACACAAAATGCTATCGCCCACATTACATTAGAAGAAAATGTTTTATTTTTCTCTTTTTTATAAAACTTATCAAATAGATCTATAATTCGAAAATGTGGAAAAATCTCCCAAAAATTATTAGAGCTATTCCATTTTTCAATCATGTTTTCATTCATAATAACTTTAATCTCTTTAATTTATTACTATTACTTGGATTAATCCAAGTAATAGTAATAAATTAAAGAGATTAAAGTTATTATGAATGAAAACATGATTGAAAA